CATTAATGCTATTGGTTTTTGTGTTGGATGTTCTTTACCGCCATCCATATTCATAGGCCTCATACGAAATATTCTGGCAACTTTGTTTAAATTAGTCCAAGCCATTTCTAAATCTGCAAAATCACGACCTTCGTTTTGTTTGTCCCAAGCCAAAAAACAACGAGTTGGTGGTAAATCAAAATAATTTCCACCCCATAAAATTGCTTGATTGCCTTTAGAAACAATGGCATCAATTAATTCTTTAGATGGTGGCTTATCATCCCAGCCAGTATCTTTAAAACCCCTGCTTTTAGATAATCTATGGCTTTTTGTTATAGAAATTCCATAAGGAGGATCTGTAATAACAGCATCAAATTGACCTAATTTAGGCAAAATATCAGCACAATCACCTAAATAAAGAGTTGCATTACCTATTGTTTTTATTATCAAAATAACTCCGTTAAATCCACATATTTAAACAATGTTTTAGGAACATCATAATAAGCTTCATGCTTAGTTTCATCACGCATTTCTATGGTCGGAAAGCTTAAAGCTTTTGTTCCTGTGATCCAGTAAGCATGAGTCATATCTTGGTTTAATGCAAAAAACAGCGTTTTAGGTATTTCTAGCATATGTTTTTTTCTTACAGGCACATGGATTGTAGGAAAAGGACAATGGGGATTCCAAGATCTAACCTCAACTTCAGCAAACCCTACAGGAACAGAGCCCCTATGAATAATTAAGTCTGTTCCATAAATATCAGGATTATCTAAAGCTGTAAACCCCCATTTCATAGAAATCCATTCAGCTACCGCAGCTCTAGCTGGTGGATCGTACTTATCATGAAGGGCTTGATCAAACTTTTTAATCCGCATGAGCAATATCTTCTAGCTTTAAAGCAGTTTCTACAAAAGAATTGGCAATTTGATAAGCTGTGGCCCTATCTTGAGCAATCATAGCTTTGTAATATTCATCTAAAAGACGTTTTGCATCTAAAAATGGTTGGCTAAAATCTTTCATTTACATATTTCCTTGTCTGCGATTAGAAGATAAAGTGCGCCAAATATCAATAATCCGCATTTCATGATTGCGTTCATTGTCTATTTTCTTAAATTGCTTTAAAGCTTCAGTCCAAGCTTGTACCGCCTGTGCGTATTTATCGCTTGATAGAGCCTTTGCTTCTCTTTCGGCTACTGTGCCATCAGCTAGTAGAAAAGAATGGCTCTTGGCTTGTTTTAAGCCTTCCTCAAGGTATTTAACTTGACCAGCCCAGGCTGCATGAGATTCATCTGTAGAGGAAAGTTTAATTAAAGCTTCTTCTACCCTGTTTTCTGTTAATTGTTCAAGATTCATAACCATTGTCCTTTGATTGTTCCTCTATTGCCTTTTCGCCATTGCTCTGCCATGTCGAACTGGATTCTATGTAGCCTAGGGGCAAACCCTGAATGAGATAAAAGTCTGCGGATTGCGCCAAGACCTTCCTTATGTCTGATGGATAGCAAATATCTAACTTCACATTGGTGTCGGTATTTTTCACTAGATTTGTCCATTTTGAACTTGTTGGATTCTTTTCCCAATCCATTTCATTACTGGAACTGCCATTGAATTTCCTAATGCTTTGTATCTTGGGCCATCAGCAGCTTTTGGGATATTGGTATATTCGTCTGGGAAACCTTGCAATCTTTCACATTCAACTGGGGTTAATCTGCGAACTGCCATGTTTTGCATAACTTTTGGACCGCTATTTGTTGAGCTATTTCCAGAAGCTGTCAAAGTAACCGCAATATCACCACTTTCAGATGCATTGTATGTATCAATTCCAACAGTTTTGTAGGCAATATAAGTTTGATGTTCAGTAACCGCATTACCTGGCCTACTAACTCCAGCAGTAGAAGATAGTAAAGTTGGAAAAGTATCAACACAATGAATTGGTTGCAAAACGCAATTTCCACCATTTTGTGCGCCTTGTTGCAATAACTCAGCCCCTTTAGAAAATTTAGCAGTTACTGTGTCTGCTATGTTTTTTCCAAATGCTCCAGTTGCAATCATATTGAATCCATCTGCTCTGGAATAGTCGTTACAAGTTGTTTGGATACAGTTAGCAATGCTTGGTATAGCTGATTCGGAAGTTTCTTCCCTCGTTTTTCTGCCCTTCTTAATATCCCCTGACAGGCTTTCGGACTCAAATAATACTTTTGCTGAATGTTCCCATCCTGAAGAACATCCGACAAGAAACACTCTTTTACGTCTTTGGGCCACACCGAAGTATTGAGCATCAAGCACCCTGTAGCTCCACCCATAGCCGAGTTGGCCCAACGCTGTGAGGAAGGAAGCAAAATCTCGCCCCCCCCAGAACTAAGGACACCTGGCACGTTTTCCCAAATGCACCACTTGGGTCTAAGTTTGTCAAGAATTGCAACATAGGTAAGAGCAAGGTTTCCTCTGGGGTCATCAAGCCCTTTTCTGAGCCCTGCAATGCTGAAGGATTGGCAAGGGGTTCCCCCAACGAGTAAATCCAATCTATTTGTTCCAAAATCCCACTCCTTAAATTTAGTCATATCCCCTAAATTTGGGGTATTTGGATAATGATGAGCAAGCACTTGACTAGGAAACTTTTCAATTTCACTAAAAGCTAATGGATTCCACCCCATTTCATGCCAGGCAACTGTTGCAGCTTCTATACCGCTACAAACGGATAAATAATTCATGCAAACTTCCTTTTTTTATCACGCTGATCCTGAATAAACTTTTTCATTTCAAAATAGCTATTAAATCGAGCCTGTGCAGGATCTTTTCCTAGCTCTTGGCGATAAGCTGCTTCAATCTGCTCATTAGTTCCCAAAGGCATTTCTTTGGCTTTTTGAGCTGCTTGAGTAATCCATGTAGCATCAAAAGATCTCCAGCCTTTAAAAATGATTGTTTCAAGAACTTGATCTAATGGCATTTTGGCTAAATCAGCTTCTTTAATAAGCCTTGCAAGAACTCTGTCAGTTACTGGAGCTTTAAGCCTTTTTCTGTAAACCAAAAAATCATTCCATAAATCAATAGAAACACCTTCAGGTGTATTTATTTGTTTGTTGTTTGTTGTTTGTTGTTTGTTGTTTAGGGTTATTTTGGGTTCAGCTTGGGTTATCGCTGGGTTACCAATGGGTTTTTTACCCTTCTTAGGCCTACCGCCAAGCCTTCCATTAGCTTTTTGTTTTTCCAAAAACTTGTGATAATCAGCAATTTCACCATCAGCTCTATAGTTTTTATAACCTTCTTCTGTAAGATCAAAAAACTCATTTAGAACAGATTCCACTATTTTTGAATCCATGCGTAACCTACGGCTTACCAATGGGATATTGCTGGGTATTGCAGATTCTGTATCGTAATACATATCCAAAATCCGCCTGTAAGCCAAATCTTCTTCAGGTGTCAAATGAAGCGTATGCTTCATATAATCCCCAATATTGAAGTTGTAATAGTGCATTTCAGCCCTTCTTAAAAAGATCAGGTCTTAACATTTCTCTTGTTAAACGCAGCTCTGAAAGCTCCTCAATTTGTCGTAAATATTTAAATGGAACCTTAGTAGAGTTCCATAAATAGATTGTCTGGGGCTTAATTCCTAGCTTTTCAGCCAAGTTCACAAGGCTTCCAAATTCAATCTTTAATAAATCTGATGGGTTCATGTATTGCTCCTTTTTCTCTATCATATAGCAAAAATATAGGAAAATGCGAGCATTAGGGAATCCCCCTATAAAAATAATTGAAAAAATCTATTGCAAACCTATATTTTGGTCTATACTGAATCCAGTTTAACAAGTGATGAAGGGAAATCAAAATGAAAACAGCAATTAAAGTATTTGAGCAAAACAATTTTTGGGTTAGTGAAATTCTTAATTTAAATGGTTTAAAAAATCAACTTGGACAAATTCCAACAAGTTTTAAGTTTTATGGAGTTTCTTCATCATCGGTTTATAACCAAGCTTTAAAAACATTGAAAGCTCAAAAATGAAAACCAAAATTATTGAATGGGTAGGAGTAATTCTTTTAGGTATTCTTTTAGGCGCAATGTTCGCCTTGGGAGTTTAATCATGGGAATGAATAGAGCTGATGCTTACTACGAGCCTGATGATTACGATGATCGTTCTGATGAGATTGAAGAACGTACCTGGCAACTCTTAAAAGTTGGTGGCAAATTTGACTATAGAACTTCAGGAGCTATTTCTGAAGCTTTAAGTGAAATGGGAGTTGATGATTCTCAAGCCCTTCAAGATGTTATTGATTCAGGTGATTACGAACAATTAGGTAGAAAACTAATCTCAATGGCTTGTGAATACATGGAAGGCCATGCCAAAGAAGTAGCTGAATTTGAAATTAACGATTAAGGAAAAGTGATGACTAAATTTTTAGAACTACGCAAAATCAATGTAAACGAGCATACTGAAAAGAAAGGTAAGTTTACTTATTTAAGTTGGTCTTGGGCCGTTGACCAGCTTCTCCAGCAAGATCCTCAAGCTACATGGACTTATGGAGATCCAATTTACTTTGCTGAAACTTTGATGGTTTTTTGCTCAGTAACCGCTTTTGGCAAAACTATGACAGCTCAAATGCCTGTCATTAACAATCAAAACAAAGCCATTGCCAATCCTGATGCAATGGCAGTAAATACCGCAATGCAACGATGCCTGGTTAAAGCTATAGCCCTTCATGGTTTGGCTTTGTATATCTATTCTGGTGAAGATCTTCCTGATGAAGATATACCTGATTTAACTGTATTAGCAAAAGAATGGGCAACAGAAATCAATGTATGCAAAACCATTGACGATTTAAAAAGAGTTTATGGAACAGCTTATTCTGCTGTAGCTAAAGACAAAAATGCCGTTCAAATAATTGCTAATGCAAAAGACCTACAAAAAGGCATTTTAATGGCATTGCAATCATGACCTGGGCAGATAAAGTAGCCATAGCTACGTTGGTTATAGCTTCAGTAATCCTAATGTCCGTAATTCGTTTAGCTATTCGTTTGGGGGGCATATGAACAAACCAGTAGCGTGGATGTTTGAAAAAGATGGTGCATATATGTGCATTAAACACGACAACAAAGTTAATTATGATGGCGGTATTCCACTCTACATTCATCCAGCAAAAGAACTACACCTATCACTTCAAAAAAGTAAAGAAACAGGTGAACTATTAGCCGTTACTTATACAGATGATGAGCATAGGATTGTGGAAGTGTTATGGCAAAAACCACCAGCAAAGACACTAACAGACTTTGAAATCAGGGGTGTTCTTGGATTAGATGAATGTTGGATTGGTGAAGATTGCAGTATTCCTGACATGATTGCGTTTGCTAGAGCAATACTAAGAAAGGCAAGCGAATGAATGCTCACACACATTGTTGGCACTCAACAAATACAATGCTTTGCTCTATGCCACCACAAAGGGTAGAAGTTTGTTGTGTTTGCGGAGAAAAAAGAAACTTGGTAATTAAAAGCATGGAAGATAACCCTGAAGGACATGGGCAGTTTCACCCAAATGCGATAAGAAAGGCACAAGAGAAATGACAACATTTACAACTGAAGATAGAGTAGCCGTTCAACAAGGTACGGAAGAATGGCATCAACTTCGCCTAGGCAAAGTTACGGCTTCTAGAGTAGCCGACATATTGGCTAAGACTAAAACAGGGCCATCCGCTTCAAGGCAGAATTACCTTATTGAATTAGCCTTACAGCGCACTACAGGCATCATTCAAGAATCTTACTCCAATGCAGCAATGGAGTGGGGCACTCAAACCGAACCACAAGCTAGGGTTGCTTATGAAGTCAATACCAATAATTTTGTCGATCAAGTCGCTTTCATCGACCATCCTAGTATTGCTTGGTTTGGTTGCAGCCCTGATGGGCTTGTTTCTGATAGGGGTTTGGTGGAGATTAAGTGTCCTAATAGCGCAACTCATTGGGAATATTTCAAATTTAATAGACCGCCACAAAAGTATGTAATTCAGATGCAAGCGCAAATAGCTTGTACTGGCAGGGATTGGTGCGACTTTATTAGTTTTGATCCTCGGATGCCTGACCGCAGCCAGTTGCTAATTGTTCGAGTTGATAGGGATGAAGCTTTTATTGAAGAAATGGAAGCAGAAGTTAAGAAGTTTTTGAGTGAAGTAGAAGTTGAAGTAAATTTGATGAAGGGAAGTTAAATGGCTATTAAATGGTATGTAAAAGCTCCAGTTTCAGAGTATGTAGCTCAAGATGGCACAAGCAAAAAACGATATGCTACAGTTGGAATTGTGACTGAAACTAAAAAAGGCGATCTGATGTTAAAGCTGGAAATGATTCCTCTTTTGGGCCTTAAAGAAGGTTCGTTCTGGGCTTATCTCAATGTTCCAGAGGAAAAAACAGAAGGAAACGCTAAGCCAGCTAATTTGGCTGATCTTGAATCTGATATTCCATTCTAAGGAAAAATAATGAAAAAATTAATCGGAGTTTTATTCGCTTTTATTGCAGTAACAGCTTATGGTCAGCAACAAGTAATTACTTGTAAACCCCCTGCTG